CATCAATGACTTTGGCCTTTGTTAATATATCGCTAGTCGCTTGTAGCAATCCGATTAAGTCCGGCCAACTTCTTTTATTTGGAAGATAATATTTACACTCAACAACCACAACGCCAGATATATGCAGTTTCTTGCCAGCTAGTTGCCACAAACAAGCATCTTCATAATTTCTATACGCTTCTGATTGAATATAACCCAGCTTATTGCCACGTTTAACTATTTGCCCGTGGTTCTTTTTGGTGATAGGGCGACCTTTGAATACTATGTCAATTACGCTCATTTTTTCGCTAACCTCACATTACATGCATCTGTTTTTGTGATAACCCCCAGTAAACCAGAACTCCAACTCGTTTGCCCGTCCTCAAAATACCAAACATTCCCGCCGTCATATTTAGCAAAATACCGCCTTAATTCTCCATACGGAGTATTCGCGATAATAGGTGTATCAACCGGAACCCTTTCCCATTCCACAATACCCAATAGCGATGCAATAGAATATTTATCGGTTTTAGGATTTAACCCCAGTACACGGCATGGAATACGCGGCGTATGATCGCGTACTTTAAAATTACCGCCATTTTCGATAAAATCCGGGTTTACAAAATAGGCATATACACCGATGATTTTAATATCCCTATACCCTTCTTGGTACATTTGTTCTAATAGCCATTTTTGCTCATTCTTCATTTTCTAATTCCCCTTCTAGCATTAATCTTTTTGCTTCTGTTTTAATCAGAAACGCATTCTTTTCTAAATCATTACCGCGCCCGTAAAAAGTTTCCAGCGATACGGCAAACCCGCAAGAATATTTGTTTTTGTCTTTTCGTCTGTACATTAAGTTGTAATATCCTACTTCGCCAATGCTGCTTTCCACTAATTCCGGCTTTATAATTTCATCACCAATAACTACAGTTAATGCACTTTCTAATAAATCGCATTCATATCTTTTTTTAATTTGTTCCGATATATAGCTATTCATGGTTTCCGCCTTTCAAGATTTACACCAGCAGCCAACAAGCGATTTCTAACAAATGTATACGATACGCCATATACACCCGCAATTTGTCGCACGCTCAAACCCTTTTCACGCAATGCGACTAACGCACTTGCCTCAATTTCCGGGTATACCGGCTTTCGTTTTATTTCTTTCCTTAACCCTAACGCGGCCAATGCTGCATCTGCGGTTTTTCTACTGTATATGCACGCACCCAGCGCAAACCAGTTTTCTATATATACTGTACTCATTTTTACCCCTCTATATATTGATCGCATCGCCTCAAAATGTCTTTCACTAACTCCAACGGAATATTTGACCTTACGTTATACCTATTAACACCAGTTATACTTAGCTTATTGAATTTAATAGTGTTCTTTATATCATCTTTCAATAGCTTTAAATCAATATTACTGGCAAATTTTGTAGGCTTTTTAATTGGGTAATCGTAGTTGTTGTAATAGGTTAGGTTTTCATAAGGAACATTGAACCCTATTACATTTTTGATGTATTCCCATATCCGCCCATATGCAGGGTTTTCTATTACGAATACTTTAGGTTGATACCGCTCAATGATTTTCAACGTGTTGTATATGCACATCTCACCATTGATACGTGTTAGAAATGACTTATCATATTTAAATTGGTAATTTTCATAATCAATGTGATTTCTGATTGTGAATTTACTGCCCTGTTCGTATTCACCGAACAGATTTATAGTCATGTCCTTTTCTTGTTTCCAACACGCATTACCGCCTTTCATCGCACTTGCTACACTCCAACTTTCACATGGTGGACTTGCTAGAATAACATCAGGTCTATCCAGTCCATCTAGTGTTTCCCATAGTGCTTTGGGATTGTGTAACGTATTGATTGCTAAATCTTGATTGATACACGCATCACCAATTCCTATTGATGTGATCGTGTGTTGCCCCCCCCATATTCACGTTATATTCATCTACCGCTTGGCGATAACAGCCGTTGCCGTCATCAAACAACCCCCAGATATTCAAAATACCCCCCCTCTCTACTGCCACGCTCGCACAGGCTTATTAGCTCTACGGCGAATACGGATATTACTGTCTTTTACATAGCCAATCACATCGCCTTTATATTCTTTAGCCTCACGATAGGCCACTAATATTTGATTGTATTCTGTTTACCCATTTCATACACCCTATTCTTAAATAATGCATTAGTCCGTTAGGACTTAGAGGGTATACGTCTTTTCTAGCTTTAGCACGTTTTGCAAAGCAGCCAAATTCGTATAGGTTCCCCCTAATATCAAAAGTATCTATTTCATCAATCAAAATTAGGCCAGCATTCCCTAGTAATTTATCAATATCATCAGAATGATCGTTATACAAACTTCTAGGCACTGCATAATACAGATACTTAACATTTCCACAGTCGTGATAGCGTTTCTTTTTAAAATCACGCTTAAAGTCTTGAATAGATGTTTTAATTTCAACCTCTGTTATGTATCGTGTTTTTAAGTCAAAATAGATAAAGTCTGCCTCATACTCTGTTTTTCCAACACAATACATACTCACATTAGGAATGCATATTTTCTTTAGAAAAAAATGTCTGCCGAGTGCGAATTGAATATCTTGTTCCGTCATTCACTCACCCCTTAAAAAATACTAACCATATTGTCTTGCCCCTACGTTGTCCCATTATTGGCTTGCTAGGCAGCAGCCCTTTTATATCTGAAAATAGTACTTGCTCCTCATTCCATTTAAAAATAAGCGTGCCATTTTCTTTTAGCACTCGCCAGCACTCTGAAAGCCCTTGTTTAATATCGTCTTTCCAGTTAGGCCCTAGTGTTCCATATTTAGCTTTTAAATATGATGTATCACCTGCATTTTTTAAATGCGGCGGATCAAAGATAACTAAATAAAACGTTTCATCTTTAAAAGGCATTTCTCTAAAATCTGCAACTATATCCGGTTTTACAATTAACTTCCTACCGTCGCATAGTGTTGTGTTTTCCGTTCGGTTATCCATGTAAACTGTTTCTTTATGTTCTCTATCAAACCAGAACATTTTAGAACCACAACACGCATCTAATATTTTCATAGCGAACCTTAGAACGGAACGTTTTCATCGTTCTTATTATCTGCAAAATTATCGAAGTTGCTTTCTGTTGCCGCATCATTTAAAGCGGATAAGCCAACGAAACCGGCAATAACTTCCGTAACATATTTCTTTTGCCCGTCTTGCGTTTCATAACTTCTTGTTTGAATTCGGCCCTCTACAAATAAACGGTTTCCCTTTCGGTAGTTGCCTACCGCTTCGCCCAGCTTGCCCCATGCAACGCAATTCACGAACGCCGTTTGTTCTTTCGTTTCATTTGTAGCACTATCAATATAAGTATTTGTTGCAGCTACTGTGAACGTTGCAACCGCTCGGCCTGTTTGTGTATAACGTACTTCTGGATCACGTGCAAGATTTCCCATTAATTGAACACTATTCATATATAATTCCCTTTCTTTTTTCTAATTCTATAGGGTAAATTTAAGCGATACGTCCCTTTTACCATTTCGCCCTTATGATTTATCATTGACGGCTTAAAAATTCCATACAACGCATTTAAACGATTTTTTTTGGTGTAAACAATTCATCTAGCGTTAAATTCATTTGTAATTTGTCATTAATAAATTTCCGAATTGCTAACATTTCCGTTAATCTAAAATCAAATTCACCTCGTTCGTGTTTCTTGTATGTTTCACGTCCTACGCCAACCATTGCAGCCATATCAGCTTGTGTATATCCTAGTAATTCCCTACATTCGATTAATTTCGGAAACACATTATATTTTTTATTCACTCCAGCACCCCCAGAATTAACTTTTTACTTTCTTCCGAAATATCGGCATCTTTAACCATTCCTTTTAGGTCTATAGGCTCGTGCTTTTCAACTTCAATCAAGTGGCCGTTATCTAGCATCTTAATTTCTGTTTGTTTTGGCATATTAAATTCTGCACGTTTACGTGCTTCCATTAACAGGGCGTTACTTTTAATGCTTTCCGCGATTTCCATATTTCTTTGTTCGCGTGTTGCCAGTTGTTCATAGGCTTTACAGAACTGGCTCATCGCGGCGCTTTCGTTATAGCTTTGACAGTTTCGTGGATCAAAGAAACGCCATACAGTTTTAGCAGCAAGCCGTGTTATTCCTTCCAATTCATCAAGGCCCTTTTCATAACCTACTTGGCTGGCTTTCTTTCTGACTACTTCCCATGCATCTTGCGCTATTAAGCGCTCGTTTTTACAGTTCACGTATCCAGAAATTTCCGCCGCTTTCTTTCTGATAGTGGCAACGGCTGGAACGAATTCGCATGTATTGATACATTGTTTGATTGCTTCCGCCAATGTTACTGGGTTGATATCCTCTAACATGTAGGCGTACATTTTAACTTTTGCACTATCGAATTTGTCATATATCAATAGTTGGCCCGTAGCCT